TTACAGTAGCATCTACAACAGTACCGGAAGCGGTGTGAGTAAGAGCAGTTGCAGGGACAACGAATACAATCTGAGAACCTGATAGGAAGGTGTATTCAGGATCAGTTCCGAAGTCAACTGAAGCTGAGGTGAGGCCGAAGGCTCTAACAGCTTCCAAATCCAAAGATGGAAAAGAACTAGTAGTAAAGGCTACCAATCTGTAGTTAGCGGTAGTTGACCCAGACTCGTAGCCTAGCTGAGCTAGAGAAACTGACTGAGTTGCAGCTGAAGTAGCTACAGAAGAGGTGTTGTTAATTGTGTAGCCAAATCTTCCAATGCCGTAAAGACCGCCGGAAGCGTCTACGTCCTTCTGATCGGTAACACCGTACATAGAATCTCCTGAGTTAAAAGGAGTCTTAGTGGTTCCGTACTTGAAATCAAGATAGAACACAAGTCCTGAAGGAAGATTCATAGGCTGAACGCTTACGAATTCCTTAGTTGATAGTTCAGCAAATACCTTTCTTACAAGAGGTAAAGCAACTCCAGCCCACTGCTCGGCAGAGAACTGACCAGAGCCTAAAGCTGCAGTACCAGTAGATGATTGCTCAGCTACGATCTGCTTGGCCTGATTTTCGAGGATCATGGCCATATTGTTTTTTTCTACTTCGTTAGAAATGCCTTCTAGAAGTCCTGAGGCTGCCCATTTCCCGGTAAGTCTTGCTGCATCATCATGCAGTGACTTGTAAGGATTAGCACCCTCTAAAAGTGAATTAATATTCATGGTTTCTTTTAAGAGTTTTATTTAATTATTCCTGCTAATTTTTGTAACCTCTTGACTGTAGCGTCCTCTGAGATTATCTCTCTACTAGGAGCAGGAGCACCTAGCGACCTGGACGCAAATCCTTTTACTTCGTTTACTGTTCTCTTAGCAGCTTTGGTAAACTGCTCTGAAATCGTATCGTAAACTAATTTTGTTTCTTTCACCGTTTCTGCTTTATCAAAAGCAGCAATGATGTTAACTTTTTGAGCTTCAGAAAGATTCTTGGCTTTGAAGATTTTATTTACATAAAGAAGTTTAGAGTTCAAAAGATTTACTTCATGCAGATCTCTTCTAAGAATCATAATAGTCTTCTTAGCTTCGTTCATGTATGCAGTTTCTTCTGTACTGTGGTCTCCCATTCCTTTAGCCATTCCTTCTTGTTTTCCAGTTTGACCATGCTTAATAGGAGTGTATTCAATTGCTTTACCAATCGCATCCACTACTGCTTTCGCAGCTTCTTTACCCATTCCTAGAGCTTTTTTAATAAGGTCTTGTGCGTTAGCTTCTTCAAGCTCACCTTCACTAATTCCTTCTTGTTTTCCGGTAGTTCCAGCAGGGATAGGAGTGTATTCGATTGCTTTTCCAATTGCGTCAACAATTTTCTTAGCAGCACTTCCACCCATTGCAATAGCTTTTTTGATCAAGTCTTCAGCGTTCTCTTCGAGGCCGATTTCGTTGGTCATTTTATCATGCTTACCTTCATTACCCATGTTGGATAGTTCAGCAATAAGTTCATCAAGGTTGATTGCCTCTTCCTCATCCTCCATTTCAGCAGCATCTCCCATCTCAGCTTCCGCTTCGTCTCCCATTTCTCCGTCATCCTCACCCATTTCCTGAGCAATTATTTTACGGATAAGGTCTGTTAGGTCCTCTACTTCCATGTTCTCAAGGTCGAACTCCTCTTCCTCTCCTTCTTCTTTTTCTTCTTCTTCGCCTTCTTCCTTTTCATCGGCTTCAGCTACTTGATACTCAGGCATTTTATCCATACCTTCGTACTTACTCTCATCTTCTTCTTCTTCAGCGCCGTCCATTTCTTGTAATTTAGCGGCAAGCAACTCCTTTAGATGGGGAGTGAGAGTTTCTTCTAGCGCAGCTTTTGCATTAGCGATGGCAGCCTCTCGGACGGCCTTAGCTTCAGCTATTGCTTGCTTAAAAAGCATACTGTTTGACATAATTTTGATTGATTTTGTGTACTTATTCTAATTGAAAGTACAATGAAAAATATATATGAATGATATCGTAAGGACGATATATTTTTAAATAAATATACTTAGGTTATCGAAACCTAAGAGTTATCCATAAAAAAAGTTACCCTTTTAAAGGCGTATTCAATATTTCTGATACAAGCTGATGTACCTTAGCGTACTTATCAAGTGCTCTTTCGGTAGCTTCGTTTAAGGACATAGGGTTCATAAATGCACCGTGAGTAGAGGGATTACTTACAAAATCCCAACAGACTAACTCAAAGTCATCCTGAACCATTAAAGTGTTCTCTCCTACCTGTCTTACGCTTCCAGTTCCTCTTGAAGATATTCCTATAGTATGACCTCCTATGATAATCTCTTTTACAATATTACCTGATGGTGTGTTTAGGAGCTCTACCTTACCCATAAGGTTATCTCCATCCCACCAAAGCTCTTTAATAACGTGAGAGGCGTTTTTTAGTGAGACTACAGGAGAGTCTGGGTGATCTAGTTCTCCGTACGCATTGCCTATCTTAACATACTGGTTAATGTAGTTCTGCACCTCTCGGTATAGCACATCTTTAGAGTATATTCTACCGTTTTGGTTTTTTGAGTTAGCTCTCTGCATTACACCAGTAACCTCAAAGACACCAGGTCTACTTCTAGACTCGGTGATTGTAGGACGGAAGGGTGCGTATTCTACTAATAATCCCATGATCTATTATCTATCATTAAAAGTATCTTCATCGTAATAATCTTCAGGATTTACGTATTTATCTTCGAAATATTCGTTATTGAGCATTTCAATTTCGGTATCACCTAAAATAGATCCATCCATATATCTTGCACTAACTACATACTCAACAGGGCCCATTCCCGTATCAAAGTCATCGGTTTCGGTCTCTATAGTCATTGGATCTACTTGCTTTCCGTTGACATACATATCTTCTCCCTCCTTCATTATGTTACTGATATCGTACGTTCCATCCGGTCTTTCAGTAGGTTGTGATTGAAAATCTGTAGTATTTGAGTGAGTTTCCATAAGAGCGGCTAATGAAGTTTCCTGTCTTTCATTTGCTCTTGGAAGTGCCATCGTACCACTCTTTAATTCCCTCTGCATAGCCTTAAGGTCAGCTACTGATATTCCTGTTTCTTTAGAAAGACTTTCAAAATCTTCTATTTTAGCTATGTTAACCATCTTAGCTTTAGGCATTTCTGCTCTCATAGGCTTACTGGTTATATCTGTAATCTGCTTAACTACTGCAGCTCCTAATGCAGGAGCCATAAATGATCCAGCGGTTTTGTAAGCTTTTTCTAGCTTTCTAGTTAAGTTCTCTGATGCTGCGTAGAACTTCTTAAGAGCATCTAAAGCTATAGCAGCTCCTTGAGCTACCTTAGCTGAATCTGAATCCATAATATCTTGAAGTTGCTTACCAACTACCATCTCTTCGGCAAGTTTACTTTCGCTAAGATAATGCTTTATAATTTTTATAGCACTCTCGTTCATCTTTACCTTTTCCATCTTATCAGATTTAGAAGACGCCATAGTCTTTGCATTTTTATAATGCAGACTATCCTTAGTAATGTTCTTTACAGCTTTCTTTTTAGCAGCCGTATACTCCTCTTCAGATGGCTTATTTTGAGTATCTAAACCCTTAAGCTCCAATTCAGCCTTAATACCTTGATTGAGGGTATTAGGAGAAATACTATCTGCAGGATCATGCTTTACTGGTTCTGCTTTTTTCTCTACCTCAGCAATCACTCCTCTATTCTTAAGTATCTTAGCAGCATCCTCGCAGCTATTGAACTGTGAGATGATTTGTGGGAAAGCTAATCTTGCATCTCTTAAGAATTGATGCTTTGGAAATGCACCTTCAGTGAGTGCATTATATTTCTCTTGTAATGTCATTGTGAGAGCTCTTTTAGGTTGTTTGAAATTCTGTTAAGCTTTTCAGATACTAATGATAAATATTGACCTGTTCTTTTCCAGTAATTACCAGACTTAACTCCCATCTCTTCTTTAAGCTTGAGAGCGTTGTGTATAGTTGATTCGATTTCTCTCATCAGAAACTTTATCTCCCGCATTGAGTTATTGATCTTTTGCGAGGGTGAAGCTTCGGTAGTTTTTTTAAAGGCTCGATAAGATATTTCGTTTATAGTCTTACTTTCGTAAATACCAAGCTCTTCGTCGTCTCTATTGCGTATGTCTTGACCGTAGTCAAAATCGCCGTACTGGTTTAGGTAGTCTTCTTCTTCTTGAGATTCAATCTCCTTAACTACGAAATCTACTTGAGTATAGGCTGCTATCATTGCCTTTCTTATAAGCTCCCTTACCTTCTCTCTATCTTCTGAAGATCCTAGACTTTTCCCAAAATAATTCTTCATTATTCCAGTAATCTTTTTTTCCAGCTCTACAACCGGTAGAACTGCTTGACCTTCTCCCAGTCTATCGTAAGTCTTAGTATGCTTCGTTCTGGTAACGGGCTTTAATCCCATCTTTTTAGCGTACTTAGTAGCTTGATTCTCGCCCTGTCCTTTTCTAGAGAAAGCGAAAGGGACTTTCGCAGGACCTGCACCAGTACCTATGGCTGCAGTTACGCTCATCTCTTTAAGCTTCTTCTTAATAAGCTCCCTTATAATTTGAGTCTTATCCGTTGGCATTCTTTACTTCGTTTAAAAGTTCATAATACTGCATAAGACTCACCAAATGATTGTCAGATACTTTTTCACTAGCGGTCATAGGTATAATACCGTTTATAAGTTCATTAAGTTTTATCTTAATAACCTCATCGGTAACTTCTAAATTAATAGTGCTGAGTAGACCTCTTATCTTACTATACTCCTCGTTTACGAAAGTCTTAAGCTTATTGGTGGAAGATACTGAAGAGATGAACTCTTTTAGTACGTTCTTTTGTTCAGGCAGTAGGTTTTCGTATTCGTTATTAAACTTCTCTAGAAGAATTTTATAGGCTAGTAGCCTTAAATCTTTTTCGTATTTACTATATTCCTCGATTAAATCTTCTCTGGTATCTTCCTTATTAACTGACTGTGAGGTTAAATGCTCCAGAAGGGTAGTTTTATTCTCAATGAGTATATCAGGGTTAATGACGTCGTCAGAATTATGAGCCTCAGTTAGACAGTATAGTGCAGCTAGGGGTTTGTAGTTCTGAACCTTAATTGAAAAGAACTCGTCAAGGTTATAATGCTCTTTGATATCGGCAATAAGTTGGTACTTTTGCTTGCTTAATGCCTCTCTGTTAAACTTCCTTGATATCTCTAATATGGTAGAAATAGTAGAATTAGCTCTATTACTTGAGATAGATTTATTAGAAGTAATATACTCGTAAAGTTTATACTCTTTAGCTACAGGAGAAAAATTGCTAAAATGCTTCTTTATAATAGAAATGGTAGCTGAATTTTTATTAGACAGAATGTCTGCAGCTAACTGTTTAGTTAGCAATTCAAAAATTAGTCCTGTGTTTTTGAACTTTGAATGCTTTATTTTCATTACAGAAGGTTATACTAATAAATATTGGTTAATCTTCTAAATCTTTAATGTTCTTCTCATCTAAAAGATTACCGGATTTATTCTCATCTTCGAACAGGACTACTTTCTTAGAATTAAACATATCCTTATACCTATAATATATAGCTTTGGTTCTATTATTCTCAGTTAACCTATCTTCTTCCCCTGGATATTTACCTTTCATATCATCTACTCCTAGTCTGTCCCTACCCAAGGGATCGTCTTGAGTGTTATAAACAGTAGCCTTCTCTTGAGGGCGACCGGGCTCTTTTTTATCCTTATCGTAACCCTGAGGAACGTCCTCTCCTGTATTCCGTGCATTATATAGAGAAGCTAGATCATGAGGAGTACCAAAGGACTTACCAGTTGTAGCTGGATCGTTGCCTTCGTTCTCAATCTGAACCAGTCTAAAGGTTCGTTTAGCATCCTCCTGTATCTGATCTCTAAAGGCATTATATTGGTCTTCTGAGAAGTTAAAGATATTTTCGTAAATCCAATTAGAAGGTACAAGTTTAGTCTCCATCATTGCTGATGCTAGCTCAACCCTCTCCTTCATAAGCATGACTTTCTCCTGCTCATAGATTATTGAAGAGGTTGAAAGCTTAAGATCGAAATTTACTAGATCTTCACCTTCATACCCCTGTGCGTATAGATGCACTAAAGCTATTTTAGTAAGCTCTGATTCCATAATACGTTGCACTCTTTCTATAGTCCTAGCAAATCTTATATCTTCAGCAGCTAGAGTAGCCTTGCCGGTCAAATCTTTTTCATACCCAAAGAACGCTTTAGGTACTTTTAAGGCAGCAAAAAGCTTATCTCTTAAGTAATTTATATCTTGAATACCGTCGTAGGTTAGTCCGGGGGTGGTATCGATTTTTGTAGCTGTATCGTTTCCTCTTACTGGTATGAAGAAGTCTTCCATCATGTTCTGAAGGTTAAACTTCAGGTTGTACTGACCTGTTTGTGGATCAATGTACGGCGTCTTTTTCATATTAGTCACCGTTTTCTGCATAAACTGCTCGACTTCGTTAGGGGGAATAGTACCTACGTTAACATAAAAAATCCTCTTTTCAGGAGATCTTACAATACGGTGGATAAGCATTGCGTCCTCCATAAGGTTTAGCTGCTTAAAGATCTTTCTTGCAGGCTCTAAATAAGAGCGTCCGTAAGGAAGGAAGGTAGAGTCGGAGAGTAGCCTAAAGTGTGCAATCTCGTAGTTTTGAAAGTAAAGCTTAGAGCGATCGGTTCTAGGCATGTAGTTGGGATCTAGAGATGCTAGTAGACCGTCTGGGTCTAGTATAAATCTAACTGACGAAGGGTTAGCATTATCATACCCCTCTTCTCTTGCCATATTGTATACAGTATAGGGAATTACGTTGTAAACACCGAATCCCTCAGCTATCTCAAGCTTTAGAAAGTGATCTCCGTACTTACACATCTGCCTAACCCACATCCATAGATT